CTGGTAATCAGGGAGGACCGGGCAACTTAGTAAGACCTATTTCTTATGGGAATAAGTTTAAATTAGTTGACGAACAGTTAGTATTAAGAGATTTTTTAAATGCTCTTAATATACCTTTAGGGCAAAAAGTAGGACAACCTCAATATGGAACAACGCTTTGGTCGTTTGTTTTCGAACCAAATACAGCAGATGTCCAATATCAACTAGAAAATGAAATTAAAAGAGTAATAAGTTTAGATCCTAGAATCCAACTTGGTTATATAAAAGCTTTTCCTCAAGCTAATGGCATATTATTAGAAGTACAAATGGCTGTAAATCCATTCAATGATCCAGCAGTGCTAAGTATTTTCTTCAATCCTGCTAATAATACAGCAGTATTGCAATAATCTTTAAAAGTTGTATTTTTTGTATTGATAAATAATACAAACGGTACAAATTATGGCTGTAACAAATAATAGACAATCTAATCTTTTTGGTATTAATTACTGGCAACAGATATACCAAACCTACGCTGGTGCAGATTTCACCAGCTATAACTATGAAACATTACGTAAAAGTTTCATTGATTATCTAAAGATTTATTATCCAGAAACCTTTAATGACTATATTGAAAGTTCTGAATTTATTGCCCTACTTGATGTTATGGCATTTATGGGCCAAGGTCTAGCATTTAGAAATGATTTAAATGCCCGTGAAAACTTTATTGACACCGCAGAGCGTAGAGATTCTGTTGTTAAGCTAGCAAACTTAGTTAGCTATACCCCTCAGCGCAACTTAGCTGGACAGGGTTTCTTAAAAGTAGTCACTATACAAACAACGCAGAATATTACAGATTTGAACGGGTTAAATCTGAGTAATATCCCTATTTTATGGAATGATCCAGCTAATCCAAGTTGGCAAGACCAATTTAATACAATCATTAATGCCTCGCTGGTAAATGCACAATTTGTGGGGCGTCCAGGTAATTCAAAGGATATTTTGGGAGTAACTACTAGTGAGTATGCTATCAGCATCCCACCAGGAAGTTTACCAATAGTTCCTTTTAATGCCACCGTCGACGGGAATACAACCGGATTTGAATTAACCAGCATGACTAGCGTAGGCGAAAATTATTTGTATGAGATTCCCCCTGCACCATCTGGTAGATTTAATATCTTATATCGTAATGACCAATTAGGCTACGGTAGTTCAAATACTGGATGGTTCTTTTATTTCAAACAAGGTTCATTACAGAATTATGCATTTAGTTTAGCGCAACAAATCGCCAATCAAGTAATTAACATTGGAAATATTCAAGGTGTGAACAATACTGATACTTGGTTATATCAACTAACCACTAACAATGCTAGCCCTACGCTTTGGAGACAAGTAGAAAATGTGTACGCCAACGCTTACTTACAAGCAGTTGCCGAAGGCTCGCAGCGAGCAATATTCTCTGTAAATTCAGGTTTCAACGACACTGTTAGTTATGTATTTGGTGATGGCGTATTTTCAGAAATTCCGGTTGGTAATTTCTTAGCTTATGCGCGTGCAGGCAATGCATTAACTTACACAATTTACCCTAGTGATATGCAGGGCATTGCAGTAGCCTTTTCATATGTTACACGTTTAGGAACAATCGAAACCTTAACAGTTGGATTAGAATTACAAGAAACGGTTTCTAATGCACAAGCTAGAGAAACAATTGGCGATATTAAACAACGCGCACCGGCTGGTTACTATACACAAAATAGAATGGTAAACGGGCAAGATTATAATAACTTCCCGTACTCTTATTATAGTTCTATTATAAAATCTCAGGCTATCAATCGTAGTTCTATTGGTATTTCAAAGAATATAGATTTACTAGATTCTACTGGCAAGTATTCAAGTACAAATTCATTTGGTAATGATGGTGCATTGTATCAAAGTACTACTCCCGGATTTTTAACATTAACTATTAATACTAATAGTGATATTATATTATTCTTAACATCGACGCTAGCAGCAGCACTAGCCGACAACAGAGCCAATCAATATTATGTGCAATATTATCCTAGGTATTCTATTAATACAAATACTGCACCCGGTACTATATTATGGCAAACTAGTTCAGTTGATGCAAACAGTGAATCAGGATATTTTTATTATGTAGCCGGAGATCAGAATATTCCTGTTCAATTGGGAACTTATTCAACTAATAATTTACAATATATAACACAAGGTGCATTGTTATATTTTATAGCACCGTTAGGTTATTATTTTGATTCTAACAATAGATTAATTGCCGGTATACCCGGCCCAACCGACATTACAGGGTTTTGGACAACTGTTCTTAACGTAGTAGGTGATGGTAACAACAACGGAGTAGGTAGTTTTTCAAACGGAACAGGTCCTGTAACTTTAAATGGTTATGTGCCTAGCACCGCTATTTTAACCACAGTAATTCCTGTGTTTAGTAATTCATTGCCAACAGCTATTATACAAGAAGCTACAATCAAATTACAACTGCAATTAAGTTTTAGCTTAGTATTCACTAATTCTATACCCATTAATCAAGAACGTTGGTCAATTAGTTATTACGGTGATCCTACTGCTTTTGTAAATTTCTCAGCATCGGGGACTACAGGAGTTAATATATACACGGTAACATATAACCAATTAACGTATTATTTTGGTAGCGCAGCAGACACACGTTTTGCGCCACCCAGTGGTACAATTGTTTATGATCCGTTCTCTGGGAAAATATTACAGGACTTTATCAATATACTACCTATTAATACATTGCCTAATTCATCTTACCCATTAAGTATTCCTGTAAAAATTAACATAGTAGGACAAACTGTAGAACCAGTTGGCTACGTAGATGATTTTCAAGTGGAAGTCTCCGCTACAGATGTAAACGATAGTCAGCTTATTTTAAATCCTGACTTTTTTAATCTTGTAACAGGGTATTCATCGAGTACAGGTCCTACAAATCTACAGTATCCTGCATATGTTTTCTTTGAACAAATTACGGATTCGTTAAATTTAACAAGATATCAAATCGTTCCGTCAAGCCAAGTAGCATATCAATATCCAACTGCTACACAAATACAATTAGTAAAATATGACTATCCAGTTGGACAATTATTTTTTGCGTATACTGAAACTAATGCAACCGGCGGAACTGGTAATTTTTATATTACTGTGCAGAATCCCACGGTAGTCACACCGGATTATATACTTACACCTCAAACCCGTTATTCAGTAGACACCGGTAGACAAGGATTAAGTTTTCAGTATAGGCATAATTCTAATAATACAACAAGAATTGATCCAACCACAACAAATATTATTGATTTGTATTTGGTAACACAATCTTATTACACACAATATCAAAATTATATTCAAGATACAACCGGTAGAATACCTAAACCACTTATGCCAACCATTGATGAATTAAATCAAGATTATGGGCAATTGCAAGACTTTAAGATGGTTAGTGACAGTTTAATTCCTAATAGCGTAGTATTCAAACCATTATTTGGACCTAAAGCAGATCCTGCACTTCAAGCCACTATTAAAATAGTTCCTATTGCTGGTGCAAATGCAAGTAATAGCGAAATTATTAGTGCAGTTCTTACAGCAATGAACAATTATTTTAACATAAATAATTGGAACTTCGGTGATACTTTTTATTTTTCTGAGTTAGCAGCATACTTACATACTAATGTTGGTGAATATGTAAGTGCTGCGGTCTTAGTTGCAAATAATCCAAATCAACATTTTGGTTCATTGTATGAAATTCAATGTGCACCTTATGAGATATTTGTTAACGCGGCCACTGCAAATAATATTGTTGTGATACCTGCATTAACACAAGCAGAACTGCAAATAGCGTTATAGGTTTATAATAAATGGCAAAAGTAATTAGGACATTAGACTTTCTACCCGAAATATTTCAAACACCCACTAATCAACAGTTTTTGAGTGCAACACTCGACCAACTAGTAAACCCGCCAAATCTACAAAGATTACAGGGCTACGTAGGTAATCGATTTGGGTACGGAGTTAATGCAAATGACTATTATGTTACTGAGCCGGATGCCATACGCACAAACTATCAATTAGATCCCGGTGTAGTATTCACAAAGCCAGGTACTTCTACTGCAACAGACTTCGTAAGCTATCCTGGAATATTAAATGCTATTAATGTAGCAGGTGGGCTAGCTAACAATAATAGCAGATTATTCAACTCTCAATTTTACTCTTGGGATTCATTTACAAACTTAGATCCACTAATTAACTTCAACCAGTATTATTGGTTGCCTGAAGGACCGCCTGCAGTTACTGTTGGTTCAGCAGCAGTATTTCAAAATGAAGATTATGTTGTAACACCTGTCCCCTCTGGTTATGAGATTACAGCATTGGGCTCGTCATTTGGTAGTGTCAACCCACCGCTTACCTTATTAAGAGGCGGCGTATATAATTTTA